CTACTATCTTTGGTAACAATTCTTTTGCCCAAGCATCACTTTTTTTTCTAGATTTAGCTATTGCCTACCTATGATTTGCGTTCCAAATCCACCCATTCCCATTGCATTACCAAGAGCAGAACCTCCTAAACCACCAGCAACAGCACCAACACCACCACCAAATAACATTGGGAAACCTGCCCCAAGCATTAAGTTTTCAGCCCCTTTACTATCTAAGCGATTCATTCCCATCTTCTTGCCCATCATTCTTATCCTTGCTTCATTTCTCCTTGTCTTTCTTGCTGAATTTGTAAACATCTTGTCAATCGATGATTGACTTCTCTTGTCTAGTTTTGCTTTTTCTGCAACTTGTTTTTTAATTTCTTTAGTGATTAACCTTTCACCTGTTAATTGCTCTTTTCCTTGTTTTAATAACTGTTTATTTTTTCTTGCAAGAGATTTAAGCATTATATCTCTTGCTGAAGCAGTTCCTGTTCCCCCTAATCCTTGTGACCATTCAGCAAAACCACTTCCTGCTCTACTTGCTCTACTTGCTCTAGTATTTTGAACAACATTTCCCTTCATCCCAGTATTTTGTAAAGCAGCTATTTCTCTTTGAGTTTTATTAGCAGCATCTCCAAGTTGCTTCATAGCATCCTTGGACATTTCCAACTTAAAGTTAAGTTTACTCAAAACAGGATTAGCTTTTGCAAAGCCAAACAAGCCAGCAGTTGTCTTCTTAGCGGCTCTTTCTGCACCAATTAATTTTTCAATTGCACCTCTTATTCCTTTAGTTCCAAAAACTACCCACGCAGCACCTAACGCAGCAACAAAAGCAGGATTCATTACGTTTGCAGCGGCTACTCCTTTAGCTGCGACAACAAGACCTTTCAATGCTGCGGATGTATCAGCTATCCCCTTAGACGCTAAACCCATTCCTGGGATACCTATTTTTGCCCCCATACCTGAGATTCCACCTGCGGCTTTCATCGTTTCAGAACCTAGCCACCCTAGCCCTCCTCCTATAGCAGTATTAGAAGCCATTCCTAATCCTGCTAATCCGCCTACTCCTCCTGCTATCAAACCTCTTCTTTCTATTCCCCTTCCAGGTCTTGCTGCTTGAACTGCTTTTCCTCCAAGATTTCCTGCTATTCCTCTAAGTCGCTCACCTAAACTTATAGATTTTTCTTCTTTAATATTTATCTTGCCCATTATTAATTCTCTTTGCCTTAACTCAGCATTAATAGCTTTTTGTATACTTCTTACTCTTGCTGCTGCAACTTTATATTTTTCATCAGTACTTAATAATCTATTTTGAATACCTTCGGCTTCAGTAAGTAAATTCTTTAATCCTTCTAAACCACCTGCTTCTCCTGCTGCTGCTGTTAGCGTAGAAGTAGGAGTCCTTGCTCGTTCATTCGTTATTATTTGATCCATTATTCTCTTCCTTGCCATCAACTCGGCATTTAAAGCTTTTTCTACTGCTCGGACTTTTTCAGATGAAGATACATATCCTAAATTTGTTGAAATTAATTTTGATTGAGCTGCTGTAACTTGATCTAATAATTTTCTAAGACCAACAAGACCACCACCTTTGGCAGACTGTATTCGATCAAATATTGTTAGTTCGCCTTTAGGAACTTTAGTTTGAAAAATAAATTCACGAACGGCTTTCTTTGCCTTATTTACGTTGGAAACAAATCCAGTTAATTGTTTCTTGACATTAAAAATTTTAGAACCAAATAACGTGTACGCACCAACACCAGCAATTATTGCGCCTGTTAAAGCTGGATGAGCAGCCGCAGCTCCTAAAACCGTTGCTTTATGCGCTAATAATTTCCCTGTTGATATATCTGCCGCTTTCCCAAAAAGATTAAAAGGAACCGATGTCTTTCTTAAGGCTTGATCAAGTGCCGTAACGCCAGCATTAGCAGCAACAAGTCCTGCACCTAAACCAACAATACTAGCCCTTACAACTCCACTAGCTTTTGCAACACCAGTAGAAGTAGCTTGTAGTTTTTTAAGACTAGCTGCTGCTTTATCTGCTCCTTTACTAACTTGAGTAAAACCTTTTCCTCCTTTTCCTCCTATCTGGTCTAGCTTTTTTTCTATCCTGTCTAAACTTTTAAATAAACGCTCAGTAGCAGATTTTATTGCACCATCTTTTACTTTAAATTCTATTAACTTGGTATAAGACTCCGCCACTCCTCTCGTACCAAACAATATTTCCTATCTTACCTTGTTTGAGTTCTACTAGCACTACTTCGTTGAACAGCATCTCTGTCTCTTTCCATCTCGTCACTCTGAATCTTGAAATAAGCAGCCCAACCAATCATCTCTTCCCTTGTTAAAACTTGCGATAATTGCATGACTGTTGTCCCTAACTCTTTGGCTAGGGAAAACATAAACATCCAGTCACCATTAGCTTTTCAAATCAGCTTCCGCTTCTTCTACCTCCTTATCTGCACCAGAATCAAGCATAGCTAATTGAATTTCTTGAAGAATAGATGCTTCAACTTCTCTACGAAGAGTTGCTTTATCTCCATCAGCAAAAAGTCTTTTACCATCTTTAGATAAAGCTTTTTGGAGCATTAATGCTAATGCAAAATCATTAGCATCTTCTGAACCTGTCTTTTTTTGAATAGTTTCTCTTTCTGCAATCGTTAATGGATGCCAAAAGACAGACAGAACAACTTCACCATCTTTCTTTACATCATGTTGGTATAACTGGCTTACACCAAACTTGTTGCTTAAAAGCTCAACGGCTCTCATAGAAGAATTTATACACTATTAGTATAGTAACTCAAATTTAAGCGTTTGCGGAAAATTGACAGGTAATCACACCTAAATAATGTGATTCTTGCTCATCATTAACTCCAGCAGGGCCAACAACATCATTTATTCTGGGGTTACAGTTAAATGTATCCGTATAATTTGCAGCATTAACAGAAGTCAAACCATCTATAACAGATTCACTAATTGCTGCTAAAACAGATGTTCCTTTATTCTTGGGAACATAAACACTACATTGAATAAATCCAGTGTAATAATCACTTGATGCTCCTTGATTTTGAACTGTTGATTGACCAAAGTTAATCCCCATCACCACATATTTTTTAGTTTTGCCTGGTTTTGTGTAAGGAATATTTTCGTAAATCATATTGACTGTTGCATCAGCAGCGGCAACAGCATCAGTGACAGCCTTTTCAAAAGCAGCTCTGGCAGTAACAAGTGTCATAATTTCAAGAAGCTGGTACGACCTGCATCATCAACATCTCCACCAACTCTAATGTCAGCACGTTTATCAGTAAAGATTCTATCAATTTTTTGACTTAATCCTTCTTTAAAAGTTCCAGATCCTCCTAAAAGATATGAAAAAATTTGTGATTTAGGCGAAACAAGAGCTTGAGGAGCATATTTAGCTGTATTTCCAATAAAAACAGATTTATTTATTTTAAAATTATTAGGAACAGGATGTCTTTGTTCTATTACAGGCTTAAAGCCAGACACAAGTTTATTTCCTTGTGTTTTAATTTTTGCCCATTTAGGAAAATTCTTTCGTTCATCATTCCTTGCAGGTCTATTTAAACCTGCCTTCCAGCTAGAAGCAAAGAATCCAGTTAACACAGGACTTACACCTCTTTTTTGCCCATCACTTGTTAAATCACTGACAACAGAACGAACAAAACTATTTAATTGAATTTCTATTTCATCAGTTAAATCATCTTCAATCATTTTTGCAAAAGCCTTTGCCTTCATTTCTGTCGGCATTCTTCTGCGTTTTGCGCTTCTCCTAGCCATTAGAACCTCACGACCAACGTAAATAAGTAATTTGTGGTCGTTATTTCAACAATTTGAGCTGTTTGATTTGCTCCTGCATAACTTAATATCACTTCATCTTGAAACGTAGGTTGATTATCTCCTATTAAATCGGGCGTTATGCTTAACTTTGCTTGTCTTAATTCTCTTCCATCATCCTCTTCTGATTTAATAAATTCAATTGGAACCTTTATGTTTGCGTAAGTTGTATCTGTTGTAGATAAAGAACCAGTAGCAGTGTTATAAGTACCAGCTACTTTCCTTGTATAAGTAATTGTTGAATTAAGAGCTGAACCAAGATCAGCAATTGCTTGCTTTGCCGCTGCTCTTAATGATGTGTCTAATGATCCTGCCATGATTAACCTCTAACAACTCGAACTGGATAGCCACCAGAGCCACCAAGACAATACGCACCTAAATAATTTTGTAGCCAAGGATAAACATCAAATACATTATTAATCGTTCCAACACCTTGACTGCTCGTATTGTATTTTACGTCCATATCTCCTATTTTTACTCGTTCATAATTACCATCAGTTCCTTTATTACCAGTAATTGCATCAGTTTCATTTGCTAATGCTTTAGCTAATTCATATTGTGCATACTTGATTCCATTTGGAATTGCAGTACAAACAAGCTCAACATTATCAACGTGATAATTATTTCTAGGCCATTTTAAAGCTTGTCCATCATCACAA